GCATTTTTTGAATTTAAAACATTAAAACCTCTAATTCTTGTTGGAAAACTAACTGCGACTGCTGTTAAGTCTCCTGCTGAAGTTGTTACATGTCTTACTGTACTTAAATTTGTCATTTATAATTCCTTCTATATAAAGTATAAAGGGTCTCTAATGAGACCCCTTATATAATTTGGATTAGGCTCCTTGAGAACCATAAAATCCTCTCCAGTCAGAAACACCGAAAGAGTATCTTTCTCTTGCTTTAAATCTGACGTTACCAGTATCAAAATCTGGTTCCATTTTAGTTTGTAGAGGAACTCTAACAAACATTTTAGTACCATTAGGCACGTCAGTTTTAATGAAGTAATCGTTGGAATTTGTAAATCTTCTGTTTACAAAATATCCACCAGGAATTACTCCCATATTTCTGATTGCATTAATGTCATTGTGTGCAGACCCAACTTTACCTGGAGAAGCTAGAAGCCTATCAGCAGTAAATTTAAGGTCAGACGGAATGTGTAAAGATTGAGCTTGGGCACCAATTAAGATACCTCTGTCATCTTTAGTTCCATCAATTGTTATTAATGCAGTTTCCAAAGCTGCTTCAGCTAAATCTGCTGCAGCTAGTAGGTTACTTTGTGTACCACCACCAACAACTGGGTGAGACGCAGAGAAGAATGCTTGACCATCTCCAATCGCAGTGTCACCAGCAACAAAACCTTGGTTAAAGATTGTTGCAGCTTTTACTTGTTTAGTGTTAGCCATTGCTCTTGCTAGTGCACGAGAACGAACTTTAGCGAAAGTATCATATAGATTATCTTCCATTGCTTCTTCAGTAATTGAAAAAGCTAAAGCCACTGTTTCGTGGTTATATCTAGCTGTGAACGATTCTTGTGCGTCATCAAAAGAAACAGCAGCACCTTCAGATTTTACTGGAGCTGTGCCGAACCCTGTGAATAACACTTCTTCTTCAAAAGACCTATCTGAGTTTTCAGTTTCAAATAGGGGTGTATGTTCGTCATTGACATCACCATACTCAACACCAAATACAGCATTAAGTCCTGGAAGAAGTTGTTTAGCAATACTTGCTCTATTTATAGCCATATTATTTCTCCTTCTATGTTATGCTGTTGCCTGACGTTTCATCCAGTGTTGGACGATTTTGACTTCAAGTTTAGGGAATGCACCATCAGCACCTGTTAAGGCATTGCCTGGTTCATCTATCATTGCTATTGGTCTTACAGCTTTTGTTGCAGTTGCTCTACTTGCAGCTTTAATACCAAAACCTGAATTACCAGTAATCGTGCTACCACTACCTAAAGTCACAGCAAAGTTTTGCGAGTTAATATCACCTGCAGTAACTGATGCATCTGCTTGAATCATAAAAGAACCATAAGGGTCATCAGAAACAAATCCTACTGGGTTGCCAATAGCACTTGAAGTATTTGCAGGAAAGTAACGACTAAACGTAGGTTGTTTTGTAGTAGGGTCTGTATATTCACATCCCATAAAAACACCTATAGCATAGTCAGTAGTCGTTGCTACTGGTGTAATATTACCAGCAGAAATCGTTACGAGGTCTCCATGAAAGATATTAGAAGCTAATCCATTAGCAATTGCGTACTGAGATTGACCAGTAGAATTAGTATCTGAACCAACTTTTCTTAAAGGGACCATTCCAAATAATGCTTTACTTGCACTCATTTGTTATCTCCTTCGTAAGTATTATTAATATATATTACAAACTATCGTTGAAAACGAGGTTCACGACCTTTTGTAACTGTTGATTTACTTGAGTTAGTTATTGGCATACGAGAATCAGATTGAGCACGTAAAGTAGAATCTAATGAATCTTCTTGTTGTTGGTGCTTATCTCTATAATGCTCTTGCCTAGCTATTACTTTGTCTGTAGGCATTTTAGCTAATGCCACATCACCACTGGAAACGACCCCATTATATCTGCCACCTTCTTTGATAGCAGTTGTAGAACCTAGTTCAGGGACTTCATCAGGTGTGACAAATGTCCAACCTTCACGTTGTCTCCTACCAACATTTTTATAGTCTTCTTCTCCATTTAAATCTATTCTAATCCATCTTAGAGACATACCTTGACTTGCAAATTTATCAGTTACAGATTGAGGTATATCTAATAGACCAGTATCTTCAAATGAATACTTTTCTTCTTTTGATGTTGCTTGTCTAGTTTCTTCATTACGTTTTATTTTATTAATAGCCATTTTTAACTCCTACGCATTTGTGTTGTTATTGTTGTATACTCTTCTCCAGTCTCTATCTTAGACTTTTCTTTCGCATACTTGTCTAGTGGTATATTCCATTTATTAGCTAATCTAACATCTTCTTGAGATAGTTTGATTTTCTTAGAAGCAGGAGTGCGAGATGTTCCTGCTACCACTTGGGAAAGACTTGACGTAGCCTTCTGACGAACTTGTTGAGTTTCCTGTTCAGATGTTTTTAACTTATTTGGAAATGCTTCTTTAAGTCTATTATCAACTTCTCCATAGAAGTCATCATCTGCTGGGTCAAAACCTTCTTCTTTTAACTGAGCATCTAAGGCTAGTGCTGCAGCAGTCATCATTTTGTCTTGACCAAACCACTCATTCTTTTCTGCCCATGCGACTGCTTTAGGGTCGTATTGGGGTTGTTGAGGTTGAGGTTGTTGAACAGGCTGTTGTTTAACTGCGTTCTGGTAATTCTCGTAATCTTTATCAAAATTTACCTTATTTGTTTTTACATTATTTAAATTAATCTGTGCTTCATTTAAAGCTTCTTGTGCTTTTAATAATTGATTTTTATCATCTTTCTCAAAAGCATCTAAGTAGTTTTGTTTAGCAAGATTAAGTTGATTCTCTAAACTTTTTTCTTGAGACTCAATACTTGTTTTAGTTAAATCAAATTGATTATTTTGATTTGCTGTAAGTCTTTTTTCAAGTTCTTGTTTATCAGCTAAAAGTCTGGCAACTTCTTCTTCCTTTTCTTTTCTTTGACGAACTAACTGACGTATTCTTTTTTGTGCTCTTTCAGACTCAATGTCTTTAGCTTCATCAGGTTGTTCCTCTGGTTGAGTATCTTCCTTCTTTGTTTCAGTTTTAGTTTCAGCTACAGGTTTTTCTTCAACTACAGCTTCAACCTTTTCTTCCTTTTCAGGTTTTGAAGAGTTTTCAACCTCAAAGTCTACTTTGTCTTCTTCTTTAGTTTCAGGTTGTGAAGTGTCAATATCACTCCATTCTTCCTTTTGTTCTACTTCCATTTTTTTCTCCGTTGATGCGAACCAAACGATTACGCAAAGTTTAATGTTATAATAATACTACAGTATGGTATAACATACAAGACACTATTTTTTATTTAACATTTTCTCTAATTTTTTAGCTTGTGCTGCATGTGTTCTTGATGCTTTTTTTAATCCAGCAATTACACCTTTTAATGTTTTATTATTCATTATTTATCCTTATTATATAAATTATCAAATGTTTTATTTACATCCATATAGTCATCATGAGATTCAGCAGTATGTTTATATTGAGAAGGCACAAAGTCTGGAGCACCTTCACCTGCTGACCACATTGCAGGACTTGTAACTCTAACTCTATTATTAGGTAAAGCTACCATTGCACCTTTATATGGACCAGATGTTAAATGTAAAACATGTGATTGTTTATGTTGTGCAGGGTCATCTGCTACTGCACTATCAGTGAAGTCAACTGTAAAATAATATTTACCAGTATAAAATTCACCATTTACTTTACACATCCAAGGACTTGAACTAACTCTATTCATAACTATAATACTATGATTATGACTAGGACAATCCCAAGGTTGAGCAAAATGTGTTTCAATAGGTGGGGTCCATTCATCTAATGGTACATCACCTATCAAACCTGTTATTGGCATACGTGCCCACATAGCACCACCATGTAAATTTTGTTCTTCAGCTTCACAACCTGTAAATACAACTTGAAAACTTAGACATCTATCAGGCATACAATTAACTGCAATAGCTAATGCATGTAGATATTCCCCATGATAAGCCTGATGATTATGAGTAAACTCCTTCCTTACCCAACACCTAAAAAAAGGTATATTGGATATAAGATGAGGCATATTTATTTTAACTTCTTTGGTCCACTTATAATTGGTACACCACCAGCTTTCATCATCTTAACTTTCTTACCACCAGCATATCTCATTTTAACTTTCTTGCCACCAGCATAACCCATTTTAGATTTTTTCATTTTTACTCCTTTATAGATTGGTAATTATATAAAATTCAATTGTTAAAATACCCAATCCTAATATTCCAGCAATTACTCCTATTATAATATTTTTTTTTAATTTTTGTTTTCTTATTTTTTCTTTTAATATATTAGCTTGTCTTTTTCTTTCAACTGCAATTTCTTGTTGCAATCTTTCCCATTGACCAGCAGACCCATATAATAAAAACATACTTCGCATTTCATCACGTAGTCTATTTGCTTCTTCTTTTCTAAAATGTGCATCAATTGCATTTTGTTCAGCACCAGTTAGCTTACCAAATAATTTAGAAACAACTCCAGGTTTTTCTGAAGTTATAACTTGTAAACCTGCTTCAGCTTTTGCCCATTTAGCAACTGAACTTGACATAGTTGACAAATCTCTTCCAGTTTTTATTGCACTTGATATAGCTTCTGTAGCTCCCTTCAAAGCTGCAAAAGCTGTGAATGGGTCAATCATAGTTTATCCCCTTTTTGTTTTTACTTTTTGTTTTCGTCCACTTGCACTAATAGGATACCTAATAGAAGTTGGTTTAGGTCCTACATTAGTCTTTGCCCTTTTTCTTTTTACTGCTGCAGACTTTTGTCCTGCAGTCATTTTATTAGCAACTGCCTTTGGTCTGCATACAGGATATTTTCTTTTTGATTTACTAGCTGATTTTCTTCCACATGGTTTACCAGTAGATATATCTACCCAGTCTTCTTTAAACCATTTTTTAAGTCCACCACCTTTTTTCTTTTTCATCTATACCTCTTCAGGTCTTTTGCCTTTTTCTTTTTTATATTTATCACTAAGTAATTTTAGTTCGCTTTCGTCTATTCTCCATAACAGCACCACAACCTTTAGCAATTTTACCTTGTGGCTTACCCACTCTTTTACCTTTTGCCATTTTCTTTTTAGGACCTTTAAAATCTTTTCGCTTGAGACCACTAGGGTCTTTAATTTTTCCTGCACAGATTTTAGAAGCATACGCATTTGCATACGCACTAGGATAAACTTTAAATTTACGTTTCGCAGCATTTTTCCCCCTTGCACATAATTTAGTCATTGTTAATCTTTCTATATCCCCAGCGATTTTCAGAAACGTCCCAAACACCTTTCATAGAATCTGGTATCTTTACTAAAAAGCCAGAAAACTTTACAATATTTTTAGTTAATAACATAGCTCCTCCTTTAAAAATATTTATTCATTACTGTTATTAAGTCTTCATACTTAGCAACTTCTTCAAGTTCTTTTTCAATCTCACTTATAATATCTCCATGTTCACCTATACCTCTAGGATTATTTAGTAACACTTCAACATTAGCAACATGTTTTTTAATATGACCATCTGCATGAGATAAAAAAGCCTCTTTTAATTTATACTTCATTTTAATTAGCTAGATTATAAGTCATATCTAAATTAGTAGGGTCATCAACTTTCATCATTACTTGGTCATCAAATAATAATAATAATCTTATACCTTTATAATATAGTTTTTGACCTACATGTCTTCCATAACAAACGTAATCTCCTACGTCACACCATTTACCATTTGGAAATTTATCTTTATCTTCATAAGCTAAATCACCTATTGATAAAACTTTACCTACTGTAGTTAAATAAGCTACATCACTTTTAACTGAGTCAGGTAATAATAAACCACCTTTAGTTTTACCTTTTACCGAAACAGGACGAACCAATATGTGATAGCCAGGCAGCTTAGGTAAAACTTCTGGGTCAGGTTTTTCTGCATCTTCAATCCATTCATTATTCTTAATAGCATTTTCTAGTTTAGGTACTCTCATCTTCATCTCCATCAATCATAGTTTTATAAACATTTTTAGTTATAGCCATAGCCATATTCAATCCAGTAATTGAACCTACCATTTGTTGATAACGAGGATAGTCTTCACAATTACCATCCCCTAATGATTTTTGAATTTGACTTATTTCCAGATTTAATTCCTTCTCAATCTCAGAAATAATTTTATGTATCATAGTTATTATTTAACTTTATAAGTATCAGGTGGGTCTTGTCTAAGTATACCTTTTTTAGCACGAACTGAATATTCAGTGCTAGGTATTTTAGACCAGTCACCATAACCTTTTCCTTGTTTAGGACCTTTAATTATTTCACTCACTCTATTCTCCTTTCATTTCTTCCTTGGCTAAATCACCAAGTGTTTTTATAGTTTGAGTTGCAACTTTTGTTTGTCTATTTTTCTGACCTTCAGTTTGTTTTAGAATTTGGTTAGCACCTTTTTCAATTGCTCTAATACCTTGTTCTTCTTCTTTGAGAGTCAGTTCTCTTTGTTTAACTGCTAAGTCAGCAGCTTCTTGTAAGGCTTCAAGACCAAGTTTTTCTTTCTCAATGTCAAGCCTTTGTTTCTCAAGCTCAACCATTTGTTGCTCAGGTGTTTCCGTTGTACCCATTGCTTGGTTAGCTTGTGAAATTTGTTGTGCAGCTTCAGCCTGAACTTGTTGTAATGTTGCAGGGTCAGTTGCTACTCCTGATACCATTCCATTAATTTGTTCTTGGTATCTCATAATCATATGTTCTTTTATATTTGCTTCAAGAACTGGTTTTACTTTTTCCATAATAGGACTGCCACCATTCATTGGGTCAGATAAAAATGCAGTCTTAACTGTAATATGAGCCATATGGTCTTGTCCAGGGAATGCAGCTATTGGCATACCTTTTACTGCTGACTGTATATCTGATACAGGGTCAAGTGCCTGTGGTTGTATTTTTGGTGGAAGTATAGCTTCCAAGTTAGGCATATTAGCAGCTTGTAATATTGTTCTGTGCAATGCTTGTATATTATAAGTTCCTGGTGGTGCTTGACTGGCTAACTGAAGAGCCAACTGTGAAAGCATTAATCTATGAGCACTTGAAGGTATGTTAGGGTCACTTACAGGAATGACATCTATCTTACCATCAAAGTCCATCTTTAATATAGTTGGACTTGCACCAGGAACCTCGTATGGATATGAGTCAGGTAATGACTCAAAGTTTATTCTTGCTAATATTTTAAATTCTTCTTTTTGTGAATAATGTAATCGTTTATGTATTGCACTAAAAAATTTACTTGAAGCTTCTAACAATGCCATAGTAGTTCCCACTGGACCATAGTTAGTTGAATCATTAATTACTTTTTCTGTACTGTCAGCAAACTTTTGTCCTGCACCTGCAACAAAACCTAACATTTGAAATAAAGTATTAGAAGGTTCTTTGTAAGGTAAAGGTACAATTGCTCTAGCTAAATCTACACCTGTAGCTTCTACATCTCTAAACTCACCAGGAGATAGAGGCTCATTATCACCTACAACTTTAACACCTTTAGCTTTAAATCCTGCAGGTAATGTTGCAAACTGTCCTGAGTCAACTAAGTTTCTCATAGCTGCAGTTGCAGTCATTGTAAGATTACCTAAGAAATGTATTAGACCTAAACCATAGAAACC